GTTAAATCCGTTTTCAGCCAGGAAATGCCGACTATGTCGGAGCGCTTTGTAGGTTCGCCTAAAGCGCTGGCTAAAGCTTTCAGTTATGAAGATTCAATTGATGGAGTATGTAACGTTGCTTTTTCAGAAGAGTATGGTATGGTCTTAGTATTTCGTGATGTCCACGAAATCATGCACTTACCATCAGAGTTGAAATTGCGTTGTCAAAGCATGTTCCGATATTTGTCTGCTTCGAAAGAATTGCAACCAATTAATGCTCAAACTAGTTCAGTAACTTCGTGCATTGTCACTTTTGGCTTTGCTTCTCAAGTTTTAGTTGGAGCCCTTCCCGCAATCAGAAAGGATGTTTTTGATCGTTTGTTGCAGGAAGTAGGTGGGGACATCTACAAATTTTGTTCTCACAATGGAAACGTTCCCATTTATGAAATCACTGATATCCGTGGTGTTTCATATTATGGAAGAGTCAGTCCAATGTGTCCAAACGTTGAGATTAACTATAGGTGGGTCAGTTCTGATGGTAGTATTCACGATGACCTTCATCCTATGCGTTCACCCGCAGCGGTATTGCGCTCCTCTTTTCCTTTTCCACGACCTGTTCGTGTAGAGTTACCGGGAGAGATGTTCAAGCAGTCTGGTCATAGACCTGCTTTCACAGAAAATCCGTTGTGGGGTCAACTCAACGCTGAAGCGCAGCATACTACGTGGTCTTTTGATGTTTCTAGCGCAGAGTTAGACACTGGCAGGCTGTATATCGTCGACGTTTTTGATAATGGATTTTCATGGGAAGTCTATTTTTCGAATATGTCAAAGTGTCTTGTCTCTAAAGATACTTATGATTTTGATGATTTTGTCGCTGTTTATCCTGTCACTGAGAGGGCATCATTCAACTGGTCCAAATCACTTCCTACTAATCTAATGCGAGCTATCATGGAGTTGTACCGTATCAAGTACGCTCCTCGTATGACTAAGCAGTCTGCTGAGGGAATGACTCCAGATCTTTCTGATGAATCCAACATTCCGTCTGATGTATCAAAGGCGTTGTCTTCTGACAATGAGATGCTTGAACTTGGAGGACAGGAGTCATCACCTGTTTCTTCTGATCTTATTCAGGATCTCGCATTCGAATCCCTTCAACAGAATTCTTATGCTAAGGAAACTTGGAGGCGTGGGTACATTCACGCTCACAAGATTGATGTTCCATTTGGAGTGCTCACAGTTATCTTTCTGCAGAACCTCAGGATGGTATATCTTATCGACTTAGCCAGTCAACTTATGGACTTTATTCCAGCCGATGACTTTAAGTCTGTTGAGGACTTTAGAGCAGCTTATCGTAAGCGAATTGATGTCATGTTTGAAGACTTCGTGTCTCTTTACGGTCAGCATGTTCGCCATATGACTCAAGTTAACACGGAGTGTACTGTTCTTAACAATCTTGGAATAACGGAAGGTATCCAAAAAGTTAATACTTGGGCAAGGAGGTGTCCTGCTGACAAGCTTTCTCAAGACTTGCGTTTAATTAGTACATGGGAAAACGCAGCTAAAGTTGTTCTCAACGCAGACGCCAAGATTTGTGATATCAAATCTGTACAAGGGTGGTTTGCAGAATATACGGAAGTATGCGATGATACTATCACTTTCTTACGATCTCACAGGAATGCCAATCCTATTGTTCCTAGGTCTGGAGATCCTAAAACTGGTAACGTAGGTCAATATCTAGCTTCACGATGTAGGCCTGCTGAGTTTGAGATTACTCGCTCGGACCAATTATCTTATTCCATCGACGTTTATGATCACCACGTGGTCATAAATCAAAACATTCACATGGATGTTAGTAAGTTCATCTGGGACACGATGCGTCTTTCTCGTACTCATTTTGAATGTTGTTATTGGGAAACTAAAGAAAAGAATCATGTTAGAGATCTTGGAGGAGACGTCGCTGCTGTTCTTAAGCAAGGTGTCCACGTTCGCTACGGTCTGTTTAGTGGTTTGAAGTATACTCTGTTTGAAGATGTCGAAGTTACCGTTCAACATCTCGCTCTTATCTGGAACGCAAATATAAGTTCCAAGTATACATACGCTCTTTACCGTGATAACTATTCCGATCTATTGGCTACTGAGTGCAGGCATGAGTATTATACTTGCGACAATACTATCCGCGCGTATGACGGAGTGGAGAACACGTGGTTTGCATCTCACTTGACTCATAATGATGTTCCGCTGCGTAGATCCCCTATGCGTGATCCATTATATTCCTCATCCTTTATGGTTGCAGACTGGCAGCATCCCGACCCTAAACGTCATCCGTGGTGGGATTGGATCAAGTCCTGGTTCGTCAGTCCTGTTCATTATTATATTGGTATATTAGTTTTTGCTATCACTGTTGCGTGTTGCTATTTAGCATACTTCAAGTTCAATAAGAAGCAAGCTAATAAAATGCGAAAGCAAGGTCATGAAGCCCCTAAGAGTTTGGTTGAGGTCGATTTTGAAACGTTCTACGCTCAAGTTAGCGTTTTGGAAAAAGGTCAAGCTCTCGACGGCGTCGAAACTGTTGTTCCGGAGAGGAAAAATTGTACGGTTGGATTTAGTAAATTTGGAGAAATCGCCGCGGTTTACGTTAGCGATGGTAAGTTTGTTCAATATTACAATACTGATGATAATTTTTACGATTTATTCATGCGCACTTTTTCTTCTTCCTCGGTTTCTATTTCAAAGGATCAAGTCATCAAATTTAAGACTTGCTTGAAAAACAAATTCGGTTGTGTTGGTTCCGGTCCTATTGATGCTCCAAATGAGAATACTGAGAAATTTTTGAAAACAATTTTAGCTCTTGCTAATTCTGTTGCGGTTTTAGGCCGTACTGTAGGTTCAGCTCCATTAGCGGCGTTAGGTACACCTGTCGCCGGTGCGTTTGTTGCTCTAAATACGGTAAATTTTGTCAAAAATTTTACTGTGCAGCAAAACTTGCTAATTGATAGTTCAGAAGCTGAAGCTAGGGTTCCAATCTTCGATACTAACACATTTCATCTTCTTCGCATGAAGCTTAAGGAGAAAGAGAATTTTGTTGAAAAATTTGCTCTCATTTCTTCTATTATTACTTCCACTATGTCTAATATGGAGAGCATGATAACCACCATTACCGCTGGAGTAGTTTTAGCTCCAGTAGTAGTGTGGATTATATACAAAATGTTCTTCTCTTCGTCCAAGAAAATTTACGGTAAACGTAATAAGACCACTAAAGTTGCCGAAGGCAAAAGCAAGAGAGTTAATTGGAAGAAAGTTTACGATGCGATAGATAACCGTAAGGAAGATAATGACTATATACACATTTTGGGTGAAGAGTATGATGAAGGTAATTATTACGTCGGCCGCCGAGGAAAAAGAGCAGCCAACTATGGTTCATCAGAAGAAGAATGGTTAATGGAGAATAAGCCTTCCACGACAAAGCCAAGTGCTAGGAAGAATGATGCTCCGAAGGTGAAGACCAACGTCGCCAAGATACCAACCACTCATAAACCTCCAATTAAAATAATTCGCCTTGCCGACTCTAGTTCTTCTGCTTCCTCTTCCGACAATTTCAAGAAAGAGCGAACTCTTAATATAGCTGCATATACTAAGAGAGAGAACAAGCTAGAACACTTGCACATGGATAAGCTAGCCGAATCTAATATTTCCGGTGAGACTTCTTTCAACACTTCACATAGTTCTTCTATAGCTACGGTTTTTAGTGGATCTAGTCCTGTGGGCACGGCGTTCCATGTGAATATGGCCGGTGTGTCTTCTTTTAAATGTGTTGACAGTAAAGGAGAAGTAATTAAGCATGATATTTCATCGAAGAATAAGTACGTCGTCACCGCCGCACATGTTCTTCCAGACAACCTGGATGAAGTTAAGATAGTATTTGAAGGCGTGGTTATATATTTCAATTCTGGTAAACGTAATGTTTACTTCAGCAATAACCACGATTTAGCACTAATTGAGGTTCCTGCTTCTGTTTTATCCACAGTCCCGATGCTCAAATTAGGTTCTTTTGATTCCAAGAAGGCTATCGTGACATGCTCATACTTCGATGATCAAGGAAGATTAGGCAAGAATTTCCGCGTCTCTCATGGCCAGGCTCTTTATTCCAGTGACGGCGGTTATCTGAAACACAATGCCTCCACTTATAGTGGTTGGTCAGGTTCTCCCATTATCCAGAATAATACAGTAGTTGCTATCCATTCCGGAGCTTTCAAGGAATGTAATGTTGCTGTGTCTTTAGGATTCTTTGTCGACGCCTCAGTGGCGCCAAAGAATTCTGTCTGACTCTTTCTGGACGCGAGTTCGGAGGTCATAGAAACAGTTGACCAACTGTTTCTGTGTGATTCCGCGCATTCATTCAAAGCGCGCCTTCCTACTCTTAAGCTCAGTTCTAACAAAAGAATCAAATCGTCATTTAAGCCTGTCTTTCCTGCGTTCCAGCAACGTGGGTTAACCCTCGATGACATAGGTCACTTACCTGCTGCACAAACTCCGACTGCGTGGAATCTAGCGTGGTCCAAGTTTACTAAGAAACCGACTAAAGTTGAATGGGAACATCATCGTCTTCTCAGAGCTATTGAAGACACTTATGAGTTATTTTCATCCATGTCTGGAGACCCGTACATGTCGTACGAGGAAATACTTCTTGATATGAACCTTGACTCTTCTGCTGGTGTTACTAGTCCTTTCAGCTTCAAGCAAGAAGTCGTCGATGATCCTGTAACTCTTCAGCAAGTTGTAGCATCATCAGAGCAGATTTCTTGTGGGTATAGTTCTTTTTCTGAAGCTATGCTAAAAGATGAAATACGCGACCGTGAGCGTGTTTCCGCACAGAAAACCCGAATCTTTGTCTCTTCAACTATGGAGCACATATTATGTGGCTACCGCTTATGTGGCAGACAAAATTCTCGTATGTATATTGATTGGGAGCACTTACCATCAACATCAGGTCTTAATACTTTTAGCCAATGGCATGATCTCGTGCAGCCGTTCTTGAAACGTGAGAAACGAGGTATCAACACTTACTCAGCTGATGCCAGTTCATTCGATTCCACGATTCCAAAAGAAGTTTTGTTTGTAATAGCATATATTCGTTATCTACTTTCTGGAAGAGATGATGTTACTTATATGCAGGAGCTTTTAAATTTCTACCGTCATGTAGTATATGATCCCGTATTATCACGTGAGCAGCCCTTTTTACCTAATGGAAAACAGAAATCTGGATTCATTAACACTTATGCTGACAATTGCATGATAAACGTCTTTCTTTGGGCCTATTGTTTTGGATATCAAACCGAAAACTTTACCCAAGATGTTTATATGCGAGTTGGAGGCGATGATGTGTTGATGAGTACTAGATTGGATCCTAGGATAGCCGCTTCAGTGATGCTCGAAAAATTCGGAGTTACCTATACTTTCGAAGAAGCTACTTCTGTTCTTCGAGGATCGTTCTTAGGTGGTCATACCGTCTGGGAACCTTCTCTTCGTAGATATATATTACAATATGATCTTGACAAACTTCTCAATTCCGCATGTTTCGCGCGTAACGATAACGAGCATTTTATCCAGCGTTGTAGAGGATACGCACCGTTGTTGGTCAATTCCCCTACTCATTATGAAGCGCTAAATAAGATGTTCTTCCGTGTTATCGGTCGTAATCCGCCTTGGTCTTATTCGAAACTGCGAGATCTGTACATTAAATTGGAATGAGTACAGGTCGGGTGTTAGTAGGCACCTGGATAACTCTACTCCCTCAGTCAAGAGGGAAAACAAATCCGCCATTCATTTGGTGTAGGTTCCCTGATTTAGTTTTGGAACATTTGTTAAGTGGTAGCTTTAAATTATCAGCCATTTAATACAATGTCGATTAAATCACACTATGGAACGATGGCCAAGGAACTTGGTACATTCGTTGAGCAGACAATTATGCCATCTGCCGCAGCTGAAACAACAACTGCTGTAGTTCGTCTTCCGAGCTACATGGGCGCTTCTAAGACCTGCGCTGCCCACGCAGGCCTCACACAGAAAGGAAAGTACGGCGATATTACTACCGATGGGGCTTGGATAGCTACTACCACTGAAGGTGAAGCCATGGTCATGATGTTTCCGTCAATGGGAAACATGCTTTCATCTACTTATGGAGATCAGTTGTTCTTTCTCTCTAGCGTCGGTACACTTAAGTTGGCCTCACGTTTCGATTCATCTTTAAGCACATTAAAGGTGGGTGGAAATACCGCTTACGAATATCGTAGTGCACGGCCTCACAGAGTTACTACTAACCCTGACATAGTCGTGCATGCACGTCCTGACTCTAATGGCAGATGGGTTAATCCCATTACCACCGCCGTTGGAGCCAATGGTTTAACAGTACTTTTTGATTTTAGTATTGTGCGTACCAACGATCCAGTGTTTGCCGATTTCTTTAGTATCAAATTTTACTATAGGAATTCCCTTACCCAAACTTGGTCGTCGCTTACTAACACTAATGTCATTAATGCTTATACCAACAATACTTCCTCATTCGTGATTCCAGCTACTACTAATATCGATCTCTGGTATTTCACAGTAGTTGGCATGAGTGGTGCTGACATTTCATTCGACTACACTATCGAGTTTACGGCATCTAGTGGAGTAATTCAAGTTGCTTTACCACCGGTTGCCAATGTTCAGCAAATAATTCCTAACCCTTTGTTGGGAACAGCTACTGCAGGCTGGGATGTTCAAGCCGCTGCTTTTGTTTCTGGATCTGTTGACGTGAATTGCACGGCGTCAGATCTTCAAAACGGTGGTAACATCATCTCAGCTCGTTTGGGACAGCATGAGTATCCTACTCAGTTTCTCGAACAGGATCTACTCTCAATTATCGTAGATTCGTATACTGGACACTTTAAGTCTGGTAGTTATGCGTGGCTGCTTCCTGATTATAAGTGCTATACTGAACGCAACTCTAATCATGTTGAGTTCGATCAAGGTATAGTGTTTATAGTTAGAGCTGAAACACGAGGTGGATACCAAATCATTGCTCAAATGGTTTTCCAAGGTATGTCCAAATCCTCGCTCTATGAATATCGCCCTCCTGCGAATATTCCCAACTTTCCGCTTCTTGTTGAGCAGTTGCGTCTTATACCACCGTGTATGGATAATTCTGATCACATGAAGTATCTTAAGAAAGTTGTGTCAAGTGTAGTCGACGTCGTTGGGTCGGAAGCTTTTGCAAAAGCTCTGGAACTCGGCGACGCTGCTCTTAAATTCTTGCCAAATGGTACAGTAAAGATGGTAGGAAAAACAGTGTCAGGTGCCGCCCATGGGGCACACAAAGCAGCTTCCAAGCAGTCTCAAAAGAAGAAGAAATATGCATCAGTTGAAAAACTTGGTGGAACTTCTGAATGGGCCGCTACTCCAGCTCAAGTTCAACGGGCTAAGAAAGCTGCTAAGAAAGCTAAGAAGCCTAAGCCGCCAAAGGCTTGAGCTTCTTAGCTTTCTTCGGGTGCGTGACCTTCACACGATCAAGTGTGTAAACCACGACGCCAGTATTGGGGGATACTGGTGTCAGCGTCAGATAATTTCGATTAAAGACGTGTCCATAAAAAGATGTCTAGCTACGACCATAAACGAGCACGTATTCATTTACTAATTTTATAACTTAACAAATTAAACATTTCATGTAGGATTAGGAAGGATACGTTCCCCTATTAACCAGAAGCATTCGATTTTTCGCGATTGTTTAGCCTCTGGCCGCCCTTTGAAATGTTTGATTTGATTTGTTATATTGTTCGATTAGTAAATACTCGCCGGGGTAAAGGCGAATGGTGCAAGACCATGAATTCATAACAACATATTTTAATTAATAACCCC